GTCGCAAGACGTCATAGAAGAATGCTGCTAGTCCATTCCAGGACTCCACTTGGACTATACTGGGTTTCCCGCTGACGAGGCGGTATCCAGTTACAACGTCATAGTGCAACTTGTCGTCCCAGCGTACTCTTCCGAGTAACGCCGGGGATAGACCATTGCAAAATGTCGCAAGTCCAAAGGCACGCGAGCGGCAGTTCACCGTATAGAGCTTAGTGCTCCAACGGGCTGTCCGTTCAAGGTACTTCGATAGTCGCCAGTAACCCTTAAGAAAGAAGTTATTGATGACATCGAGGTAACCAAGTGCCTCACGCGTGTGGAGTGCGCTTGAAGGTTGTCTTAGATATCCTGGCGTGACATCATGTCCACGCCAGGCATCCATACCGCAGCTTTCACGGAAGAATCCGCGAAAGAAAGTTTTGCTGCGGTTGACCTTCAAGTACAACTTCTCTAGCATGCTAGAGAAGCCGTCCACCCATTCTTTGGGAATGATAATATCATCTCCAAAGACACGGACACTGCCAGAGATATCGCGAATCGAGCGACCGGTTACGGCTACGCCGTACCCGATGGCAAGAGAAGCGAAGACTACACTCTGGACAGGAAAGGTGAGGGCCGAACCCATCGATGCGTACTTCCTAAGCTCTATGAGCTTCGGTCCTACGGCAAAGTCTGGATTCCGAAGGTACCTCGTCCTGGTACACTGCAGTAAAGTGAGCAGGCGCAGATTGCACCTAAACACCCGCTGCACTAACCAGGTCGAGAGACGATCGGATGCCGACGATAGATCTATCGTCGCCATCGAGCCATCTCGGGACGCCTCGAGAGCGGCCTTACGCGAAGGTTCCTGATTGAAGAAATCAATCGAGTTCCCTAGCGTCATGGCAGCTACACGACTCCGAAGAGCTTCAGCAACCCCCTGTTGCATCCATTGATTGCCAACAGGTTCCGAGGCAATTAGCCTCGGGCCTTTTTGGGTCTTTGGTACAGCAATGAGTTTGCTGGCGCTTTCCTCAATAGGAGGATATAGAGTCGGGATACTGTTCTCAAGAAAAGCTTC